ATGGTGGTTTAGGCAAGTCTGCTAGATTTGCCGTTCGTATAGCTCCGCCACGAACGCTGTTGGCTCAGTATAGTGGATTTATTCAAGACTTCACATATCTGTGTGAGGCTGCTGAAATGCCTGGTCGCGGCTTTCAAAGCTTGGATGTGCGCTACTATGGCCCAAATCAAAAGCTACCATTCCAGTCACAATATGAAGACACAACTCTAACTTTCCTGTGTCGTTCGGAATCATTTGAAAGACAATTCTTTGATGATTGGATGGAAACAATTAATCCGACCAATACTTTTGATTTTAATTATCGTTCTGAATATGAGACCAAAGTTGACATTATTCAATTGGCTGAATATGGCACAGCTACCGGTGTTGGACCAGCCACGACAACGGCAACATTTCCAAAGCAAACATATATGATCACACTATTCAATGCATATCCAACGCTTGTAAATCCACAACCAATGACATGGGCCGACGATCAATATCAAAGACTGGCTGTTACATTCACATACCACAAGTGGCGTAGAGAAGGATATGACCTGCCAGTCACTAACAATCCAAACCTGGTTACCGGTCGACCAAGTGTTTATAGAGCTACAACTCAAAACAGAGAATAAAGGATAATTAAATTATGTTACCCAAGATTGATGTGCCGACTTATGATGTAAAACTACCGTCGAATGGTCAGACAATAACCATTCGACCTTTTCTGGTAAAAGAAGAGAAGCTATTGCTAATGGCGGTAAAGAGCGATGATGCTCAGGAAATAATTAGAGCAACAAAGCAGGTAATTAATAACTGTATTATTAGTCCTGAGCTTAACATCGAAACTCTACCGTTCTTTGATATTGATTATCTGTTTATTGCACTCAGAGCCAAGTCTATTGGTGAAAGCATAGATGTTAACTTTTTATGCCAAAACGTGGTGGACGATAAGAAGTGCGGTGGTAAATTTGTTATTCCAATTGATATTTCAAATGTCGAGGTTGAAAATAACGATAAATCACAGCTAGACATTAAATTTCACGACGATCTAATATTCAAGATGAAATACCCATCATATTCTATCATGAAGCAAATTGACGAAAAAGCCAATCAACTTGATACCAAGATCCAAATTATAATGGCGTGTGTGGACAAGATTTTTACGAAGGGACAGTACTATACAAACAAAGACTTCACACCAGCTGAATTGCAGGATTTTATAGAGAACCTAACACAGCAACAGTTTGAGTCGCTAGAAAAATTCATTGGTAATTTCCCATCTTTCTATGCCGTAGGTAATGGAAAATGCTTGAAGTGTGGTAAAGATCATAGAGTGAGGTACAAAGACTTTATCAATTTTTTTCGGTAATGTTCAGTTATGATAATATTATGAACTATTACAAGGTCAACTTTGCATTAGTTCAACATCACAAATATTCATTGGCTGAACTAGAAGGTATGATACCGTGGGAAAGATATGTGTATATTGATTTGTTATCAGAATTTTTAAAGAAACAAGAGCAAGAAAGGCGCGACCATCAGGCCGCAGCAAAGTATAAGAAACGATAATGGCAACAAATCCGATCACAAGCGAAAGCTTAACAGTAGACTTTAGAAGCCTCATGAAGGTCCCAGTAGGAGATCGAATGAAGGCTGCATCCATCAGTCCGGACTTTTTACAGTCTATTCTGAATGCATTAACTCCTATTCAAATTGCTAATGCATTTCCTGATTATTACAAGAGACAATTACCTGACGTTTCTAATTTCATCACATCTAATATTCTAGCGCGTAATGGCGGTAATTTTAATCAGACTGGTGGTGGTGATGATGGTTCAGCTACTCCATATTATGATGGTGAAGATAAACCTGATGGTAAAAGACCAATTGGCGTGCCGGCACCAACAATTCAAGAAATGAAAGAAAAATTGTTGGAAAAAGGCATAAATGTAGATAACACGTATGAGTTAATAACCGAAAGTCCTATTCTAGAAGGTGATGAAAGAATAGCTTTTGTAAAAAATATGACGAATGAAGAACTTTTAAAATCAGGTTTTCAGAGAATTGAAGATGAAAATGGCAGAACTCTTATACAAAAAATACCACAGTCTGAGGAACAGCTTCAAGAAGAAATGAGAAAAGATGAGGCAAGTCAGGGAAAAAAATATTCTGATAAGCCAATAAACGAAAGATATAAGTCTGAAAAAATTTCAGGTCTTTCGCAAGAAAATCAGTTGAAGTTTGCTGCTTTCGTTTCTGCTACAATGGAAGGTGGACCATCTCATCAGGGCAGAGTCGATACAATGCTTTCAATGATGAATAGAGCAGCACAAAATCATGGTGGCTATGGCGACATGTTTCATCAGCTAACAGCCAGAGAACAATATTCTCCTATATCAGCATCTATATATGGAAAATCTGCTGATCCTCATGCATTAAATGTTGCTGGTGGAAGAGTTACTGTCGATCAGATTAAGGCTGCGTTATCTTCGGAAGATCCTATGACTTCTCTTGCAAAATTATACGGAAGAGATGAGAAGGCTGTCGAAGCTGCCAATCAGATTTATAAATCTGTTGTCGATCAAGATGAAACATATCAAGAAGCAAGAAAATTTGTAGGGGGAAGAACTGATTATAGAGCATATCAGAAATATGGCTCTGATATAGAGAGAAAAGAATCAGATAATGCATTCAGAGAAGCCAATGCAGAAAAACAAGCTTCATCTATCGAAGAGTTTATAGATACAGATCCTATAATCACAGATCCAAATAAAGTATATACTCCAGAAGAAATTGCAAAATATGCAGAGAAGAAGAAAGAGAGAGAAAAGGAAGCACTTACTGAAAGCTTGTTCAATCAACCATCACCTACATCTTCAGAAGCTATTCCTGATAAGACTGGCAAAACTAATGTTAACATTGGTCCGTTGGAAGATCCATATGAATTTTGGGCAGCCAGAAATCCAAACAATGCCATACTAGAACATAATGGAAAAGCTATCGATAGAGAATATTTGACTACAGCTATGATGGCCGCCAAAAAATTCGAAGCTGAAAATCCAACGAAGAGAGTGGAGATGTATGGACCAGGCGCTGGCTATGACGTTCCCGGCAGTGCTTTAGGTGGTACTAGAGATGCTGGTCAACATTTGAAAGGCAATGCTGCTGACTGGGCAATTTATGATGTAGATCCGGAAACAGGACAAAAGTTAACAAATAAAAGTGGTGCATATGGCAACTATGCTAATAAACCAAATCATGGCGGTGTTGATCCTGAAGGTTATGCACTTTATGACGAGTTTATAGAAAACCAAGAATTGGCTCGTATATACAAAGCAAACCAAAACGAAGGTGATTATGGATCTTGGGGCATAAGAAATGGCATGTTGTTCTCAGATGTAGAATGGGATGCTATGCATAGTGACAAAGGCGGCACCGTTGATCCTCAAACTGGAATTTCTGCACATGCAAGTCCTCTTGGTAGAGGCAGTGTCGCAGAAGGATTGAGTGAAAGCGCGTTACAGCAATTAGGTATTGATCCTAATTCAGATGCGGGTCAAAGACTGATGACTGGCGTGGCTGAAAGATTTGGCACAGGAGAAGACCTGATGAAGGCAGCAGAAGCTTCTTATGGTCTAAAAGAACTTCCTTCAGTTGATACAGCAGCAACAGAACAAACACAGATCGAAACATCTCCTGAAAATACAGTATTCGTCGGAGATAGTATTGCACAAGGGCTAAAGGATGCTGCTGGCGGTGAAGGTCATACAATAGTTGGCAGAAAACCACATGAAGTTCTAGCTGATATGGAAAATCTTGGTCCAGAACATTTCAAAGGCAAAAAAGTGGTTCTGTCAACCGGCTTATCAAACAATACGCGAGATATAGAATCCGTTAAAAAGCAAATGCAATTTTTAAAGGATGCTGGAGCAAACGTACAAGTTGCCGGCATGTCTAATAGTCGAGAAGACCTAGCACCTGGTAATCAGCAGTTGCAATCTCTTGCTGGTGAATATGGTTATCCATTCATGGGTGGCTTCGTCGCGGGTGAAGATGAAATACATCCTACAAGTTACAGCAAATATGCGGCGTCTGCGGCAGAATCTATGCAAACTGCCGAAGCTGCACCAGCTGCTGAGGCACCTATACCTGCAACACAACAACAAACAGAAGCACCAGAACCAATTGTGTATGATGGTAGAAGAGAATTATTCCAAACACCAGAAGCGGCGGAAGTACCAGAAACACCGGAAGTGATAGCCGCGGCACCAGAACCAATTGTGTATGATGGTAGAAGAGAGTTGTTTCAAACACCAGAGGCGCCAGAATCAGTCGTTGATGAACAACCAGCAATATCAAAACTGAATAAGCCTTCAGTAATTCCACCTGGAACAAATAAACATCAGGCTGATATGGGTAATGCTACAAGTGATGGGCCTTTTGCGTCAGCAGAAGAAGTGTCTGTTGCATCTGTTGAAACGAAAGAAACTACAGCCGCGCCGCCTCCACCTCCACCCGAGGAAGTTCGTAAGTATGCTTTGGGCGGCAATATCTACGAACCAAATGAAGATATGACTCTGGTTGATACTGAGACAGGCAATCCTATTGCACAAATTGGCAATGATGAAAAGATTGAGAAGACGGGCAGTGCAATTCAAGTTACGCCAGAAACAAAGCTAAAAGCAGAAGAATTAACAAACAAATATGATTCTTCTACTGAAATGGAAGATAGAATGTCTAACATTGAAGACAATCTTCAAAACCAGAAGACACCTGATACGACCAATCAGATAACGCAGAAAGCAAAAGAGCCTGAAAAAAATCAGACAGAAACTCCTTATAGATGGAGGGAATCAGTAGCTTCTGCTGAAAGACCGGTCAGTCCGTCATTCAATCGCGCTATGGCCAGAAGCAAGTTCTTTGGTGAGGGTCATCACTTCAATAGATCAGCGCCAGGATCACAGTCATAAAAAAGGGGAGCCCGAAAGCTCCCCTAATTCATTATTCGTCAGCAAGACCCTTGAAGTAATTCAGGTCTTCATCTTCGTCCTCAGCAATATCTACCGACTTACGTTGGGCTGCGGTCTTAAAAGGGACCTCACCATCATCTTCGATTGCAACAGGTTTCGCGTTAGCCCGCACTGAAGCAATATCAAGACCCAGGACAGCATTCAGCTTTGCCTTCAATTCATCATAAGACTTGAAGTTCTTCGGGTCAGTAAACTCCTTGAGAGAGTACTGAGACTTCCAAATCTTCTCAAGTTCAGCATCATCCGAAGACAATGCAGACGAATTGTCAAAGCTTGACAGGTCATAGTTACGATAACCTTCGACCTGACGGATCTTGATCTTGAAGTTGGCGCCGTTCCACAGATCGAACGGATTCATTGGCTTCTCGTCCTGATACTGAGGATTCATCGCAAGAGTGATCTTGTCGAAAATCTTCTTACCGAACTTAAAGAGCTTGATCTGCCCTTCGTTCTCAGGGTTCTTCGGATCAGTAATCACCATGATATTGGCGATGTAAGTGAGACGGCGCTTCTGTTCGCGCGCCTGCTTACGCTGCGGTGAGTTATCATCCGAAGTAGAGTTCCAAAGCTGAGAGTTATGCTCAGACACAGGATCCTTCTGACCGATGGTGGTCAACGAGTTTTCGATGTACCACTTGCCCGACGGACCCTTGAAGCCATGATTGAAGATGCGAACCCAAGGAAGTGCATCATCACCATCGACTGCGGAAGCAGGAAGAAAGCGAATGACTGCATAGCCATTGCCAGCCTTATCTACTTCAGGCGACCAGAAACGAGTATCATTGCTGCCACCTTCGGCAGGTGCATTGATCTTCTCGATTTCCTTGGTAAGACGACCGATATCAGCCGAAGACTTTTTGAGGGATGCGAAATTTGACATTTTGTATTTCCTTATATTGCGTTGTATGGCGTTGTATGTTTATTATAATAACACAAGAATCTCCCTGTGTCAAGTATATATAGTATCCTCAACATGAGATTTCAATATGTCTGCAAACTTTTTTTTGTCTATCTGAGGAATGATAAACGGTGCAAACTTCTTGGCTTTGAAACTAAGCTTAGACCAAATGAAATCATCTGGTAGTTTAGCATCAAACTTCGGAACGAACTGGATAAAATAGTTGAGTATCACAAAGGTCTGATAAGATACTGAACCACACATCAACATAGTAATGATGTTAGGATACTGACCATCAAACCGTAAGGCGGGTTTGATATCTCCTATCGTCGCCAGTTCGTTCCGAAATACGTAAGACATGGATTGGTTGGTTTTCATATATTCTTTTGTGTTATCAAAAGCTTCATCATCAAGGAGGTCACCAACCCATGTCTTATCTTTTAGTAAGTTAGCCACCAAATGATCCTGCATGTTATCGCAGTTTCGGGCCAACTTCTCAAACTGAAATCTATCTCTTCTGCACAGGTAAGTTTCCTTACCAACGTTTCTCACCTTACCATTATACTTGAAATAATCGTAAGAGTCAAGATTAAAATGTTGTTTCAATGCGAGATAGAGACAGAACGTTTCGTATCCATTGAGTTTCATTTCAACCTATATATCTTGTTTTTGTATCCATATGATAGTTCAGCATAGTCCTCAGGATAGTATTCCTTGCTAGGCGTATTAATGAGTTCTATCTTATCATAGTTTATGTAGTTTTTCAAGTATACAAATGTGTTCGTTGTAAAAAATACATCTTTGCCACTCAGTCTCTTGTCCAACATAAATTCCCAATTCTTGTAAGACAATTCGTCATTCTCAAAGACACAGGACATTATGATTGCATCTTCTTCCTCAAAATCAAATTTGTTGATTGGATAAGGAATGCAATTGTTACCGATACATGCTAACACAGTTCCGATGTTAAGATAATTTTT